GTCCAACAGACCGTACAGGACCGTCTAGAGCAGTATGTAAGCGTTAAAGACTTTGGTGCTAAGGGTGATGGAGTAACTGATGATACGGCTGCTATTCAGGCCGCTCTAGCTTCTGTTCAGAGTAAAAATAAATGGCAGTTGTACTTTCCAACTGGTATCTATGTTATCAGTCAAACACTAGAAATCACCAGAGACCAAGGCTTTATATTCGGTGCTGGTACTGCTAGCACCTTCATTAGAGTAGACAATACCAGTCTCCCTGATGAAACCAATGCACTCCATTTCAATGGATGTAAGAATATTGGTATTGAAAACTTTACTGTTGACGTGAAGAATTCAGCTGCTGGGAAAATAGTTGCTTTTAATGTTGATAATGCACAGAGTTGCTTTTTCAATAATATTGATATTTATAGCGTTTTAGAAGGTTTTTATATTCATGGCACTAAGCCAGATGGTTGTAATACTATAAATCTAAATAACATTAAGATTAGAAACCTAACCCCTAGTCATGGTATTGGCATTTATGTAGACGAGTGTGTTGATTTGTTTGTAAGTCAATTTACTTGTAATGCACCACTTGGGTCAGAATATGCTTCGGGGATTTACATTAAAAATTGCCAAGCTGCATGGCTTAGCGATATGGATGTATTAAATGGAGTCGTGGGTTTAAACATAGCTACAATAGATCCCACAGATATCATCACTTGGTTGTTCTTAAATCAATGTGCTTTTGATAAACACACTAGTGACGGAATAAGAATCCAAGTGGGTGATGATCTTTCGATTATTAAAGGTATTAACCTTGTAAATTGTTGGAGCTCGTCTAATGGAAATGTAGGTATTAATATGATTACTTCTGCCCAAGACCGGCTTAATGGTATTAATATCTCAAATCATACCTGCGTGAACAATGGTAGTCATGGTGTGGTTTTCCACGGGTCAGACCTAAGAATCCAGAACAGTATTGTTGCTGGTAATTCCCAAGCCAGTATAGGTACTAAAAACGGTATTCAAGTACAAGCAAATACTTCCGACTTTAGTATTGTCAATAACACTATTGGGGTAGCTTTAAGATATGGCACAACTCACGAAAGGAATATCCTAATCCCAGCCGGATCAAGTGACAACTACATTATTAGCAATAATATACTGGTTGGTTTTACTGATAAGGCAATTATTGATTTAGGGGCCGGTACCAACAAAATAGTAGGTAGTAATCTTACTTAAAGTTATGACCTCATTCCTAATCGAAGCAGCTAAACAGTAATCAATTTAAATTATGACACGAACAAAAACAAGGGCCCTAGCTAACTGGCCCAACAATGCAGTTAGCGTCTTAGATTTTGGTGCTGTTGGGGATGGTGTTACTGATGACACTGCTGCTATTCAGGCTGCATTCGATGCAGTCTTAGCGTCTGCCACTGGTGGTGATGGTTACACCCAATCCGCACCTAACCTAGGTCTTTATTTCCCTCAAGGAACCTTTTACAGTGCTGGTGGTGTTACCCTGACAGTACCCGATAATTATTTTGGAATATCAATCTTTGGAAATGGTTATTCTTCAAAGCTAGTAAATTGTAGCTTTACTATTAAAAGTACTTCAGGGTCTATTAAAAATCTTCAAATTGAAGGCGGAGGTATTATCCGGGAATCTACTACTTCTAGAAGATTCTGGACTTTCTCTGATCTTTTGATATACAAGTCACCTGAAAACGCAATCCTTATCAGAGGAGAAGATGCGATAGCACCAGGTCCAACTTACGATACCTTTAGTTATATAATTATCCAGGATCCTGGTCATAATGGTGTAGTCGTAGAGAAAACAAACGGTAATAACTTTGATTCAGTCACTGTTAAAAATGCCCAGCGAAATGGTTTCCTAATTGATAGACCAGATGGTGAAGCAGTACCAGGAGGAGAATCTAAGTTTGTGAATTGCTTAGCAATGACAAATGGTTTGGCTAACGATAATAGCGACACTGGTACTCCTTACGCTAACTGGATGCTAGGTGGAAGCGCTGGTGCCGTTGTAGAAAACTACTATACTCAATGTACTGGAACTGATTCTCGATCCTATAGATATGCAACTGTTACAGGCGTAGCTGATAACGGAGATGGAACTATTACCATCACTTTTACTGGTGATAATGTACGCCCAAGAGCAAATCAAAAAATTTACACAGGTACAATTAATGGTAGTCTTTCTCTAAATAATCTAGTAATAGATAGCTGCACCGATACAACCATTACTGTGACTGCTGCATCACCTGGACCTTTTACTTCTGGTTCGTTCAAGCTTCCAGGATGGGATTTAATTATCGATAGTCCTGGCGATTTTACTGTTAATGATCAGTATTTTATAGGTGGTAATTTTAATCACGTATTCTGCAAAGGTGGTTACAATATTCAGTTCACAGGTACCAGGATTAAGCAACAATTAGAACTAACATCTACTGTATATCAATTTAGTTGGATGAGTTCCGCTGTTGGTCGTGAGTTTTCAGGTAGTCGTCGAGAGATGTTCACTTATCCGACTGGAGATGCAGGTGTAAATATGTCAGGTAATGTTACCACTCCCGATGGTATTGAACTTTTTAATACTTTAGGAACTGTTGGTTCTAATAGACTACTAGACCTACTTACTGTTAATCCAAATGGGGGAAGTGTTAAAGCTCATGCAAAGGTTAGCTTTACTAACAATGACGTTACACTGCCAGTATTAGATTATTCTTACAATATTGCCAGGGCCTCTAATGATGGTAATGACAAAATTGTACTTGATTTTATCAAAGATGCACCACCATCTGCAATGAGACAGATATCTATTACACCAACAAGCTCATCACAAACTGAAATAAATGCCAACTTATTGGAAAGTAGCAGAACTAAAATCGCTAATACAGATGGAAAAGGTTTCTTCGTGCAAGTTTTCTGGTAAAATACTAAATCTATATGACCTCATTTCTTATCGACGCAGCTAAATATCAACTATGAAAAACAAGGCAACTGAAGACCAATTTAATGAGTTGCACAATTTAGTTACCAAAGAATTCCTTGCCCGTGTCAAATCGGGTGAGGCTTCTACGGCTGACTTGAAAGCAGCTTGTGATTGGCTTAAAACAAATGATATTAGTGGGATTGCTTTTGAAGGTAACCCACTAGATAAGTTGGCAAAACTAATGCCAACAATAGATCCTGAATTAGTGCAAACTAGACTTTATGGCAAGCGCACGTAACTACAAAAAGGAGTATGCCGCTAGATCAGACAAGATTAAAGCATACCGTAAAAAGAACAAAGTAAAGGACAAGATGCGTACCCGCGCTAGGCGGAAGATGAAATGCGGTGCTGGTAAAGAAGTTGATCACAAAGACAACAACGCCATGAATAACAACCGCAATAATCTCAAATGCATTTCCCGTAAAGCCAACAGGCAAAAGGGAGCTAAGAAAACCAACTCTAAGCGTTAAACCTTTACATGACACCATTACTTCCTACACCAAACCATTACCTTTATAACCTAATAACCATGACAAGTCCTGAGGCTAAAAAGCTCTGGAGAAGAGCTATTAAAGAGCACTTTAATTGTACATGTGTCTATTGCGGAGAAACTTATGACCTACAAGAACTTACATTGGACCACGTCCGCCCTAAAACCTTTGGCGGTAAAGATATCGCAAGCAATCTCGTACCTGCTTGTGTCAAGTGTAATCAAGACAAAGGAAGTAATAACTGGCTCTCTTGGATGAGAGATCGGTTTGGCATCACTAAACGAGAACAACTAATTCTTCAACATATTAATTAAAAATGGCAAGAAAGAAACCAGAATCGATGCTAACTCGTCAGCGTCGTCTGCTTAAAGAACAACGTGCTAAGAAAGCTGCCGCTAAAGCTGCTAAAACTAACGCTTCTAAATCATTACCTTCTAGAGGTCAGACAGGAGGTAACTCCCTTAAGTCTCGTGCTCAACGTAAAGGGACCGCTAAACGTGTTGCTGGTCAACAACAACAGGTCATTAGCGAAGCTATGCGTAAGACCATGAAGCAGCGTCAAGCTTTAGATAAAAAAGAAGCAGCTGCTAACGGTACTAAAGGCTCTAAAGTACAAACCGGCACCCGTACTAAAGGTGGAGCACTTTCGCGTCAGGGTAGTTCAGCTGTTACACCTTCTAGGAAAGGTGCAGCTGCCTCTACACGGGTACAAAAA